TCGCTCGTTCGAAGGAATGGTGGCAGAACACCGATGCCCGCTACTCCACTCAAGACCACGCCTGGTATTTCCCCTCCGGTGCAGTCCTCCAGTTCGGCTACCTCGAACATGAGGACGACAAGTACAACTACCAGTCCTCCGAATACCACTACATCTTCTTCGACGAACTCACCCAATTCTCCAAGACCCAATATGTGTACCTGATCGGCCGAACACGCCGCCTCACCCGGGAAACAATGCTCCAGAAGTACGGTGTGGACATCGAAATCCCTCTCCGTATCCGTTCGGCCTCCAACCCGGGCGGTGTCGGCCACGCTTGGGTGAAAGAGCGGTTCATCGGCACCAAATCCAAGCCGGTTCGCCACCCTAACCGCCTGTACATCCCGGCCACCCTCGAGGACAACCCTTCTCTCGATCAGGAGACCTACCACGAGAACCTGATGGAACTGGACCCGATCACTCGGGCCCAACTCCGTTACGGCGATTGGGAGTCGGACCTTCAGGGCAACAAGTTCCAGGAATCCTGGTTCGTCAAGCACGAGGTTGTCCCGCACAACCAAAGGTTCCAGACTCTCCTTCGCTATTGGGACACGGCGGCTACGGAACCGAAGAAGGGCCAAGACCCCGACTACACGGTCGGTACCCTCTACGCTCTCGACTTCAACAACGAGTTCTGGGTGCTCGATGTGGTCCGCTTCAGGGGCACACCCGCCCAGAACGAGGACCGGATCCTCTCTACGGCCCGCAAGGACGGTGTCGGTGTCGAAGTCTGGATGGAGCAGGAGCCCGGCGCTTCAGGCAAACACTCCATCGACCATTACCGCCGCAATGTCCTCTACGGCTTCTCCTTCTACGGGGTCCGCACCACCGGCTCCAAGGAGCAGCGGGCCAACCCGGTCTCTTCGGCCGCCGAGGGGGGCAACATCCATGTCGTCTACGGGAACTGGAATGACGCCTGGTTCGACGAACTTCGCATCTACCCCAAGGGCACCCACGACGACCAGATCGACTCTCTCTCCGGTGCCCACTATGTGATGACCCGCAAGATGAGGAACAAGCGGGGCCGCAAAGCTCACCAGAGGTTCGGGTACTGATGCTGCGCTGGCTGGCACGCCGCCTGAACGGCCACCTGTGGCACGGTGAGGAGATCGCCCAGGCCTATCAGCGCCAACCGGACGGCCGGATGCTACCTTCCGGGATGATCGTCCACATGAGATGCTTGAGATGCGGCAAGGTCGAGAAGCGCCATGTTGGTGCTCGCCCCCCCACCCAAATGCCCGTATCCTTGGGCCGAGCAGAACAGGAGTAACCCGTGGCCGTTCCCTTCGAAATCCCCGACGACGAGCGGCTGACCCAAGACGAGATCCTCGCCCTCGCCAACTACGCCTCCACGCGCCTCACCGAGCAACTCGACGACCTCGAATACTACCGCGACTACTACGACAACGAGCAAGACCTCAACTACGCCACCACCGAGTTCGTTCGGGCATTCGGAGCACAGTTCGAAGGCTTCTCAGCCAACCTGTGTGAGATCGTGGTCGATGCCGTCGAGGAACGAATCGACCTGGACCGCATCCTCTTCCGCGACGAGAACGGTGAGGTGGCCGAAGAGGCCTCAGACCGCATCTGGACGACCCTCCACCAGAACCGGTTCGAAACCCTCCAGAACGACCTGTACAACCGGGCCCTCGTCGAAGGCCGCTCGGCGGTCATCGTGTGGCCCGACCCGGTGCTCGGGGCCCGCATCGATGTCCAAGACCCGCAGAATGTGCTCGTCGTCTACGACTCCGACGACAACCGCAAAGTCGCCTACGCCATCAAGCGCTGGGTCACCAACACGGGCGAGGTGCGCCTCAACCTGTACCTGCCCGACTACCTGTACAAGTTCCGTTCCTCCGGGCGCCGGCACCTCGCCTCGGTCAACGACGAGGCCGAACGGCGCCAGGCTGCCTCCGAAGCGTCCGGTTTCGAACCGCGTCCCCCCGAGGAGACCGGTGACCCCTCCTGGCCGCTCCCGAACCCGTTCGGTGAAGTCCCGGTCGTTGAGTTCTACGGCCGCAAGCGTCGCTCCGAACTGCTGAACATCACCCCCCTGCAGGACATGCTGAACAAGTTCCTCGTCAACATGTCCGTGACCGGCGACTTCGGGGCGTACCGCCAGAAGTACATCGTGTCTTCGAACACGGAACCGGACGGCGGCTGGAAGTCCTCACCCGGCTATGTGTGGCATCTGATGCCCGAGGTGGATGTGGAAGGCAAGCCGCTTCCCACCCAGATCGGCTCCCTCGAAGAGACCGACCCTCGAGGCTATGTCCTCATCCTCGAATCCCTGCTGCAACTCATCACCACCATCTCGAAGACACCCACCTACTACTTCTTCCAGACCTCCAAGGCCGGCGGCCGTGGCGACGCCCCCTCGGGCGACTCTCTCCGGGTCACCGAAACGGGCCTCATCAAGAAGTGCGAGAAGCTGATGGAGTCCTGGTCCCCACAGTGGGTGCAGGTCGGCCGGCTCATCTGGAAGGCCATAGGCGACTCTTCTCTCCCCGATGTCGGTGAGTGCTCCTGGGCGAACCCCCAGGCTCAATTCATGGCGATGCTGTTGGAGGAAGGCCGGCGCATGGTCGAAGACCTTCAACTTCCGCCCGAGATGGCATGGCGGCATATCGGACTGTCCGAACGGCAGATCCAGGAGGCCCGTGCTTGGCGGGATGAGAACCAGCCTCTCGGCCAGGTGGTCACCCGTGTGAATGTCATCGAGGAGGAGCCCACACCCGAGAATGTGGAACTCTCACAGTCTGCAGTTCCGAACGCAGCCCAGCAGTGATTCTTGGCAGAACAGCCCTCACTGCTCTAGGCTGTCGAACATAGGTTCCCTAGCGTGCCGGGCATGGTACGCACCGAAGCTGGCCGGTAATGCGAGCACCCGAGGAGGGACAATGACCCGGTACATCGACCTGTATGGGGCAGAGGAGGAGGAAGGCACCGACGAGGAGGCTGAGGGCGAGGAGGAGTCGCAAGAAGCCCCCGAAACCCGAACGGTTACTGCCGAGGAACTCGAGAGCATTGCCGCTCGAGCCGCCGGTAGGGGCTCCCGAAAGGCCACCAAGGAACTTGCCAAAGAACTCGGATTCGAATCCCTAGCAGCCATGAAAGACTTCGTGGCCCAGCAGAAAGAAGCCCGAGACAAGGCCCGTTCCGAGGAGGAAAAGGTCAAGGAGGAAGCCGCTCAAGAGCGTCAAGCAGCAGCCCAGGAGCGCCAAGCTCTCCGCAGGGAGAGGCTCCAGCTTGAGATCCAGAAAGGCATCGTCGGTACCGGAATCACCCAGCAACAGAAGGTCGATCGGATCACAGCCCTCGTGAGAGAAGAACTGGACCCTGAACTCGACGAGGAGGATTGGGGCACAGGAGTGAGCGAAGCGATCGAGGCGATCCGCAAGGACATGCCCGAACTCTTCACTCCCCCGAAGCCTCCCCCCGGATCGGGCGATGGCGGGGCCCACGGAGGCTCCACTCGGGACGACAAGAAGGATCGAGAAGATCAGTGGGAGGCGGAGTTCCGCCGCAAGGGAATGGTCCCTTTCCCACAGTAGGAAGGAAGCACGACAGATGGCACGACCTGACAAGGTCTACAGCCGATTTCGTGCGGTGGTCGGCACTGCCGCCCTCACCGGACAGTTCGGGGCTGCGACAACCCCCGATCTGATCTGTGTCGAGGTCGGGACCGACGGCAAGCTCTACGCCTCCCCGCAGGGTGGCGCCGAGGGTGTCGTTTGGACCCCCGAAGGCAAGGCCGATCCCACGGTCTCGAACTTCAATGTGGCCCCCATCGGTGCAACCGTCACTGTCTTCACCAGTGCCGAGTTCACGGACGACCTCGACGCCCTCGTTGCGGGCGACAAGGTCTGGTCCGCTGCCTCGGGCGATGTGGTGGAGTCCGCTCCGGGCACCGGTACGGTCCAGAGGATCGGGGTCGTGGTCACCGACGACACCGGCGACGACCGACTCATCATCAATGTGCCCCTCGCTGACTAGGAGAATGCCATGAGCGAACGACTCATCGCTGCCTCCTTCGAGGAGGCACTCGAACTGTTCACCCACAAGTACGGGCCCCTGTACGGGAAGGCCCCCGACCTGTACGGCGCAGACGATGCCCCGATGGGCTATCACGCTCGTTCGGATGTCGGTGAACGCTCCACCGTTGACGGAACGCCGCTCTCCACCATGTGGGACGACTTCACGGCACGGCTGGCGCTGTTCAACCGGCAGGCGGACGGCTTCGTTTCGAAGGTGACCTTCCCCGTGACGGTCACCAACGACCGGGTGGCGATTCCTCGCCGTGCCCGGATGGAGCCGGCCACCGAGTTCGGTCAGCCGACGCTGATCCGCACCGAGCGTGTCGCTCGGGCCTACTACCTGAACCACTACGACCTCGGTTTCGGTTTCACTCTCGAGTTCCTCGATGATGCGACCGACGCTGAGATCGTGGCCATCAGGTCGTTGGCCGAAGAGGCGTATTCGCGCCGGATGCGTCAGGAGATCCTTGAGATCCTGTTCGAGTCCTCGAACTTCACGGACACCAAGGAAGGCCTGAACATCAAGAAGCTCTACAACGCCGATGGGGAGATCCCACCGGAGTACGAGGGCTACACCCATGACGGCACCCACACCCACTACCTGTACACGGCAGGTACCTCCCTGGCTTCCACCGATGTGGATGCGATGGAGACCCACCTCGTCCACCACGGGTATGGGGACCGCACCGCCGAAGGTGCAGGCGGCAACCTGGAACTGCATGTTCCTCGTGGCCTGATCTCCACCGTTCGGGGCTTCACCGGGTACATCCCGGCAGCCACCGCCTCGATCCTCACCGAACTGGACGGTTCCGGCGTCATCGTCGGACGCACCCCCGGTTCCGGCGAGGCCAACATCGAGGGCTACTACGGGCGGTTCGCCGTGATCGAGAACAACTCGATCCCGGCCGGCTATGTCATGGGCCTGGCGACCGGCGGCGCTTTCGCCGTCCAGAACCCGGTCGGGTTGCGGCGCCACCGCAATCCTTCCGCTCAGGGTCTGCGGCTCAACCCGGGCCGCAGGGACTACCCGCTCCAGGACTCGTTCTACGACATGTATGTCGGTGGCGGTGTGCGACACCGCGGCGCCGCCGCACTCATGTATGTGGACACCGGTTCCGGCAGCGCCTGGGTGGATCCGACCTTCTAGGCACACGACGACCGAGCAGAGGGGTAGGGCCCACAGGCCCTACCCCTCTCTCCGAAAGGAGCATGATGCTCTCAGCGGAACAGGATGGGGTGATCGCCAAGGCCCGTATCGAATACGAGCGCCGAGGCCACCCGGAGTGGGTTGCTTCCCTGAACCATCAGATCCAGGCCGGTGTCCCGTTCGAGGATCTCGACTGGCCCGACCAGAAGCCCCCACCGAACATCTCCACCCGACCCCCGATCCGGCCCG